CAATACCGGATTGGACTAACGGTCCGAATTGGCGTCAGCGTCGGGTAATTCGTTATCCGCCCAACGCTAATGGTGCCATCATAACTGATGACAACTTTAGCGGTAAGTTGACAACGAAACCCGAGCTCAGGGGTCGGAAGGTTACTTCCGACGAGAACCATGGTCTCTGGGTTCAAAGGACCCGCTTACGTGGGCCCTTTGCCGGAGATATTGGAGGTAACTTCACTTCCTTTTCGTTTGCTGTTATTAGCGAAGCAGCTAATCAGCACACGTATGGAGGTGATGTTTGGTTCAGCAACTGGTTGGAAAGTGATTATCACGGACCAATCTATGCTGTTGATCCCAACTCTCTCCTACATGACGAGGCAAACCTCAAAAACTTGAGGCCCCTCGGCACTAAGGCGATAGCGGAGATCAAACCTACCAATAATGTCGCCAACCTAGCCGTTGATATAGCGGAAATCTTCCACGGACAGATACCCAAATTACCGGGTGTCCCTTCATGGAAAGGTAGAACGAATCTTGCTAAAGCAGCAGGAGACGAATACCTGAATTCCGCTTTCGGCTGGGAACCACTTGCCGCAGACATGCGTGATGTTGCATACGCAGCTGCCAACGCTCATAAGCTTCTTTCAGCTTATGAACGTAATTCAGGCAAAGTGGTACGACGACGCTATGAGTTCCCAGTAGAGACTACCGAGGTAACCGAAGTCGTCGGACCTTCTGATGGTTTTTTGTATACATCAGATCCGTCTGACTGCATCGATTTCTCAAAGCCAAGGCCTGTGCTCTATAAGACAACCAAAACCTATAGTAGGGTTTGGTTTTCAGGTGCTTTCACGTATCACCTGCCGGTCGGCTATAATAGCCGAAACGGAATGGTGAGCGCGGCAGCTAAGGCTGGACCCCTTTTGGGGATCGAGCTTACGCCTGAAGTTGTCTGGAACGCATTGCCTTGGACGTGGGCTGCCGACTGGTTTTCCAATGCGGGAGATGTTGTTTCAAATCTCTCGGATTGGGCCGTCGACGGTTTGGTGATGAAGTGGGGTTATATTATGGAGCATTGCTCCAAAAGTACAACCTACACTTTGGTTGGTACCCCGCGGTTTAAACCGTATGGTACCTGCCACGCTTCTCCCGTAACCGTTTGGAGTGAATTCAAACGCCGGGAAAAGGCCACACCATTTGGGTTCGAGATAGACTGGAATGGTCTATCTCCGCGCCAATTGGCAATCTCAGCTGCACTCGGTATAACCCGAGTGTTCTGAAGTTGTCTGCCCTATGTCGTTTCCACGTACCTAAGTTTAAACCCTTGGGTACAGGGGCTCGACATTAACCTCGAGTCCTAGGAGTGATGCTTATGGCATTCACAGATCCACAGACCGTCACAATCTCTGCTGTGACGACCCCGCTCCCTCGTATTTCAACCGAGGGGGACGAGACCGTCTATCAGAGTGCGGATGGCCTGATTCAGATGCTTGCTTCCCACGATAGTGGGAAGCGGTTAAGGCATCTGCTCAGGATCAACCACTCGAAGCTGACGGCAGATCCGTTTATTCCAGCGGAGAACGTCAAAGTGTCGATGTCTTGTTACATCGTCTTTGATGTTCCTCCTGCTGGGTACACGGCTGCCGAGCAACTTGCTGTGTATACTGGGTTTAAGACCCAGTTCGCGGCCAGCTCCGATGCGCTCATCACCAAATTGATTGCTGGTGAGTCGTAACGGAACCGCTGCTCGGATCAGAGTCAATGTGCCTAGAGTCGAAAGACTCGATGGTCCACTGAGAACTGATCTTGAACAGCGTGGAGAAGAAAGCACAAGCGACCGAGAGGGATTGGTTTTCCATGTTGAGATAGGGTATAAAGCCCTGACTCTTCTGGTTGCCACTCTTCTCCAAGTCGCCTATTTCTACGCGGACGCCATTGCCAAAATCTTTGGCTATACGCCGCTGTAGGAGCGTTTTCTTCTGTGTAGTGCCATGAAGGCATTGCACTCCTTGTGGTCATTATTCCCGTCAATACAAACCGGGAGGTTTGTGGTACACACCCTTCGGGGTGTGTACCGGGAATAATTGTGATATGACATAGGCTAAGGAAAGTCAACCTCTGTTAGGAGGTGCTTTGAAAAGCCTGATGTCACTCTGGTCCAAGATGGCTGAGGATTCGGCCATCTTATGCTGCACTAGCGCCACTCTTGACATTAATACGGTCAAGAGGCGGATCGAACATGAGGGGTTATCGTTTCTAACGATAACCCTACCAAGCCTTGGAAAAGCCACCCAAAAGTGGATTGACCAAGGTGAGGTCGGTATCCATCCCAACTTCCCTTCACAGGGAAGAGGGAGAAGTTGCCCCCGATTTCTCGGAGGCTTCTTCAACCGTGTGTTCGACCGGTGCAGCGGCACGTTGCTCGATGATCCATGTGTCGCATCTATTCATGCTATTCGTCAGTTAACTCTGACGTTTAGCAAGATTTCTTTCCCCTGCAGTGATGCAAGGGTCAGAAAAGCGATGCGTGGGTACATTGAGTGTGAGCAGGACGTACGTCAAGTTGACTTGGAACTTTCTGAGAGAGATCTCATCGAGTTCCAATCTATGTCAGCTTTGCTTTTTAGTGAGTTGTTTTCCCAAATAGACAGAGATGTCTATTACGGTCAACTTCTCCCTAAGCATGGCCCTGGTGTTACTGCTGATCGTCTCTCCAGTAATGGAAAGTACAATCAGCGCACCTGGACCAGTCGCCTGAATAGGGTATTTCCCCTAGATAGGTACCTTATCCCTAATCATCACTATTGTGATGAATTGGATAATGTAGACGTCCTCGAACCTGAGATGGAGATACCTGTGAAGGTTATCCCCGTCCCTAAAACGTTGAAAACACCAAGGATAATCGCGGTGGAGCCTGCATGTATGCAATACATGCAACAGGCCCTGCTACGAAGTTTCCTTGCAGCCTACGATAGGGATGAACTCCTTCGTGGACTTATCGGTTTTGACGATCAGACTCCTAATCAGGAGCTTGCTCGTCAAGGTTCGATTGATAATCGAACTGCAACGCTAGATCTAAGCGATGCTTCCGATCGTGTTTCCAATCAGCTTGTCCGACGGATGGTTGAACGA